ACTTGGTATACAGCAAAAGTGGAGAAACCACCAAGTTATTTGTTTGCTGTAAGCCCAAATCAACAAAATCGTTTTGGTCGTATGTTGCCATAAGTCGATTAAGGTAAGCGATAAAGACTGGTGCTGGGACTCCGAGTTTGAATTTGGTTCGCATATCTCTTTCGATGACGTCCCAAGCGTTGATGGAGAATCTGATTTGGTCTGGGTTTAGGGAACCGACAATATGGGAAGCGATATTTCCATCGGTGATGGAAGCGAGTTTAGCCTGAAGTATGACTTTGAGTCCTTCTAAATCGGCTAATTTGTCAGTGGAAGTGCGATTATCAGGGAGAGTGGGTGGAGGCGCTCCCGTTTGCTTAAAGATGATGTTGGCGTTCTGGTTTTTCTGATTGTTGGACGCTTGAAGACGGAGATTGGAGAGATAAGTTTCTCTTGTTTTAGAGGCATCCAGAGGGCTTTTCCTATCATTTCGATTCATTATACCATAGGTTGGGAAAAAAATCTATATCTATGTTATTATGTTCTTCTACAAAGTCCTTAACGCGAACTCCCCAAATAACATACCGCAAACCAAAAGCGGTGGATTCCAAGCGCCCTTTATCGCTGGCGGAAATCAGACTGCTTACTATCTCGGATTGAGAGGGAACAATGTAACCTCAAGCAATGCCCCAAGGCGTTAGGTTTCTCCAAATAAAATCTTGTCCTTTAGTATATTATGCCCTCAACAATAGTCCTTAATCAAAGCAATCTTGTGGCTGACGGGAACAACAATACCTTCATATACAGATTTCCGAATTCAGTTGCCTTTCCCCACCACGAGGTGGCAATCCAGAACATCACTATGTATTACTCTTGGTCGAATATCAACGGAACCACTTTACAGAACAACACCTTTCAATACACTTGGGTTGTTGGTGCGGGTCCTGCTACAACCTACACCATTACAATCCCAGAAGGTCTCTACGAAATCACCGACTTGAATTATTACCTTCAGTTTCAATTTATTAAAAACGGAACCTATCTTATAAACAGTGCTGGGCAGAATGTCTATTATGCGGAGTTTATTGTCAACCCTAACCGTTATGCGGTTCAAATCAATACTTTTCCTGTTCCCACTGCCTTGCCTACTGGTTGGGTTGCTCCTGTGGCTAATCCAGCAACGGGTGACGCTGGCTGGGTTGGTTTCCCGACTACTACCTTTAACCCTCAAATTATCCTTCCTTCTAATTTTAATCAAGTGCTGGGTTATACGGCGGGTTATACGACTGCTCTAAACTCTGGAGTGGGAACCAACCTTTCCTATCTTTCTTCCACCGCTCCCCAAGTCCAGCCGAATTCCTCAATCTATTTAGCGATTTCAAATATTGCCAATAAGTATGCCATTCCCAATTCCATTATCTATTCGGTTTCTCCTAAAGTCGGCTTTGGCGAACAGATTAGCGACACACCGCCACAGTTTGCTTGGAACAAATTGCTCTCGGGAACCTACAACGAAATCCGTCTCCAGATTTTAGGGATTAACTATCAGCCCATTCAAATCTTGGACCCCAATATGACAATTGTCTTGGTCATAAGAGATATGAAGGACTTGGGACTTCAAGAGTTAGTCTCAGCCTCGAGTGGTAGTAAGTAATTGAAACTCTATAGTTTAATCTCATCATTAATGTATATCTTAATAATTAATAATGATGTATAGTGATTAGTGTAGGGTATGGGTTTATATCCAATAGGGAAAAAGAAAAGATTTTACTTACTGCTGTTGCTTTACAGCAGACAGTGAAAAGAATCTTGTTTATGTGGTGGGCTTTGAAAAGGGAGTTCACCATTCGCCCGTCACTTGCGTTTAGTATTTAGGAAAAAAGTCTCTCTTAATTATACAAATGAACAACGACATCACAGAACAATATTTGGAAAAACTGTATGACGACTTATCTAGGGAGCAATCGAATTTAATGGGACAATTTCGGAATGTGAAGGAAGCCGAAGAAGAAACCTTTCCCGCTTTGAAACAAAGACAACTGACACATTTGAACACGCTGATGACAGGAGTTTTGCGATACAGAAATATCAAGAGAGATATACGGAAGAAGTCGGTTGTGTAATATTAGGGAAACCAAGGTTTCCCCTAAGACCCCTTCCTTCCGTCGGTTGGGGGCGGAACCCCAATGTGAACCCCCAATTCTTTTTCTCAAGTCACTATATAATGGTTCAACATATCCCGAACGTGTATATTAGCGGACGAATTCATCCAAAGAAATTAGGCGAAGGACAAGGACGAGGGATGGGTTCTGTTCTTTTGAATGTAGGAGGGGCAGGAAGCGGTTCTTCATATCCATCCACCGAAGACTATACTCATACGACTGGAGTCCCTGTCCCACAAACATCCCGTGGGGCTGGTTTAGGAGGAAAACTCTCCAAGTTAGTTGTAAAGCCTTTGACCAAAAAGCCCCAAAATATCAAGTTCTCTCTTTAAGCCGTCGATTGGGTTCTCCTTTAAGCCGTCGATTGGGTTCTCCTTTAAGCCGTCGATTGGGGGCGGAACCCCAAAACGGAACCCCAAAACGGAACCCCAAAGCGTTCCCTCGGCGGATTTTTTTCTTCAGTCACTATATATAAATGGCTGACACTTTAGTATTCGATATGTCCTCTATGGCTGAAGGCACTCCTTCTGTTTTTGTCCGCAAAGATTGGCTGACCATTCTTGACAACCAAAACGGAAACTACCAAGGGAACCAATGTGTAATCGATACATCTCAACTCGCAAACAGTAATAAGTATATGAACTATAGAGAGGCCTACCTGACCGTGCCTCTGTTGCTTACTCTCACTCAAACTGTCGGTGCTACTGCTGTGGTTGGTTTTGCTCCAGCCACCACCGCCACCTCTGCTGACTATGGTGTTGGGTTGAAAAATTGGTATGGTTCTGTGGTTCATTCCTTCACTCTTGATTACAACGGAACTACCATTATCCAACAAACTCCCTTTTGTGGTTTATGGAACACCTTTAAACTTATGACTTCTCTTTCTTACCAAGACCTCATTACCCAAGGGTCTTCAATTGGTTTCTACCCAGATGATGCCCAAGCCTTCCAATACACTACTGCTGACAGCACAAGTGGAGTTGGAACCTGTAATAACCAAAACTCAAGTGCTACTCCTGTTGTGAGTGGTGCTTGGAACTCTTTTGATGTTTCCAACTCTGGATACTTGGCAAGACAACAGGCTTGGAACTTTGACCCTGATGGTTTGACTGGAGTTGGTGTGACTGGCGGAGCATTTTCCAGTCTTATCACAACTGACAATCTCAATCTTCTTTGGAAATCTTATATTTTCAAAAAGCAGAATGCTGTTGGTGCCAACCCTACCACTGCTTCTGGAGTTTGGCAGGCGGCGATTAATGCGATTATCAAACTGAAACACCTTCATTCCTTCTTTGAGCGAGTTCCTCTCTTGAAGGGTGTGTTTATGAAGATGACCTTGAACTTGAACCAAAGTTCTGTTTCCTTTACTTCTGCTGGTGCTGGTGGTGTTTTATCTGCTACTTCGGTTACTTCTCCTCTTGGAGGTGTGTCTCCTATTATGATTTCTTCTTCTGTTGCTTCTAACGGAGGGGCCGCCTGTTTCGTTCAAGGTCAATATGTTGTGTCTTTAGCCGTTGGTAATCAAGTTCTCAACTCTGCCCAACAGTTAAGTGCTACTATGCCAACCACAAATTCTCCTTTAGGGCGTTCTATTATGCTGAATATTCCTGCCTATACTTTCAATCCAGTTTTTGAAACTTCTTACCTCTCTTCCCCTGTCAAAAAAGTAGTCTATTCAGATATATATCAATACCAGATTGTGAACCAAATCGCCGCAGCCCAGAACTTCAATTACCTTGTCACCAACGGTATTGCTAATATCAAGTCTGTGTTGGTCTTGCCATTTTACCAAGCGTCAGCAAACGGAAACCTTCTTCCAATTCAAAGTCCTTATGACCCTGCTGGTGCTGGACCCACTTCTCCCTTATGTCTTCTCACTCAATTCAACGTTCAAATTTCTGGACAAAACGCCATCTACAACACCGAGAGATACTCATATGAACAATTTATGAACCAACTCTACGGACACAATGCCGTCAACGGAGGAATGACTGATGGTCTCACTTCTGGATTGGTTGGAATGAGTGATTTCGAGATGGAATACTGCTACTACTATGTGAACGTCGGACGTATGCTTCCCGTGGAAGAGGCAGTTCCCAAATCAGTTTCTGTTCTTGGAACCAACACCTCCGCCAAGGCGATTGATTTGTATATCTTTGTTGAGTATGGTGTTGAGGTTTCTATTGATATTCTTACGGGAGCCCGAGTTTAAGTCTCAGCCTCAGCCTCAGCCTCTGCCTCAGCCTCCTTTTTCTTTCTCCTCCACTCTCTCATATATTTCGCCGTTTTTTCTCGATTTTCTTGGCGCCATTTTTTTTGTTGTTGCTTGGTTCTCTCTGGGTTTGCGAGTTGGTTTTCTCTTGTTTTCTGAATGAGTTTTTCTCGGTTTGCTTGGTAGAATGTTTTTTTGTAATCGGGATGTTGTTCATACCATTCTTTTATCTGCTGTTTTCTTTCCTCTGGAGAGACTTTAGGGCGTATGTTGTTGCCACACGGTTTGAGGTAATCAATGAAATCCCTTTCAGTTTGTAATCGATTGTCGTCGTTAAATATTCCGAGTAGTTCCATTTCAACTTCGCTCCATCCCCCGAGTTCTCGTATGACGGTGTAAATCAAGTAAGAACTTTCTTTTGTCTCGTTGTCTGTGTTATACTTGTGTTCGATTTCTCTTCGTCTCGCATCTTTTGTGGAACCCACGTAGATAATCTCTCCAGTCTTGATTGCTCTCAATCCGTAAATGAAATATTCCATTCTTACATTCTTACGGTAAGAAATCCTTTAAATCCTTTGTCAAAATGTTTACAAAAGATGTCATTATCTCTATATTTAGCGACATTTTTTTCTTCGGTGTTAGTATAGATGACTCACGCAGTAGTATTGATTGACCATCCAAGTCCTCGTGCTTTGAGCAAAATGAAAAAAGGGGGTTCCACAAGAATCCATCCCAGTATGAGTGGGGAAGGAATGAGTTTGATTGTGTCGGCAGACAGATACAATAACATCACTCGTGCGTTTGACAAAGGCAAAGCCTATACGGTGTCTTTAACGCCCGAAGAGATTTCGATGAATCAGTCACCGTCTCCCGAGATGTCTTCCCAGATGGAAGGTAAGGGTTTGTTTGACAGCATCAAGAAGGGTGCGAAGAAGATAGGAAAGGCGCTCAAGCCCGTCGTGAAGGAGGTGTTGATTCCCGCAGGAAAGGAGTTGGCGAAGAAGGGAGTAAGGGAGTTGGCGAAGATGGCACCGACTGCTGGCGCGACTGCCTTGTCAGGTTTAGCAACATTGTCTGGAAATCCCGAATTGGTTCCGTTTGCTTCTGCGGTTGGAAGTGAGTTGGGAAAGCACGCTGGTTCTTATTTGTCAGGTGAAGCGAATCGCCGAATCGATAGTTTTGGCAAAGGGTTGTCACCTCCCTCGAGAATGCCTGTTGGGAGTGCGAAGAGTCATAGTGTGCTTGAGCCGATGTTGGCGAAGGCGACTCTTGGAAAGGCAATGGCGGACAGACACACTGCTCATTATCAAGGTAAATTTTTGGAAGGACAAGAACCTCTTCACGGTTTTGGTTTGTATTCTGGTTCAGGTTTGTATGGGAGTGGATTGTATGGGAGTGGATTGTATGCGAGTCGGACTCGTGGTGCTGGATTGAAAGAGAAGTCATCCATTGGTATTCACGGAAATCTGTTGGGACACGGAATGCCTCCAGCGCTTCAATCGCAACCTTTGTCTGCGAACTTCCAATTTGCCTCTCGATTGCCTCCGTCTTATAAGTCTTTGAATAGTGGTGTGTAGGGTGTGTGTATGGTGACCCTTCAAACCCCACTTCTAGTTCTAAGGATAAAAGATAAAAGATTCTTCTTGCTTCTGCTTTTTGACAGCAGTAAGTGAAATCTTTTCTTTTTCTCTATTGGATATAAACCCCTACCCTACACTCATCACTATACATCATTATTAAATATTAAGGTGTTCATTAATAATGATATTACTTAGATTAAGATATAAAAATAAAATCTCCAACTTAATTATTGATGACCGATTTGAAAGAATACATTAAGGAGAAGAGACCGTCTTTGTCTGCTTCGAGTTTGACCACCTATACTTCTGTGCTTCGTTCTCTCTACAAAAAAGTATTTGGAGACGGAGAGATAAATAAATCAAAGTTTGAAGAAACGGATAAAATCTTGAATCACTTGAAAGACCTTCCGCCGAACAAGAGGAAGACAATCTTGTCTGCTTTAGTGATAATAACGGATGACAAGAAATACCGAGACTTGATGTTGGAAGACATCCGAGACTATTCGAAAGAAGTGTCGAAGCAAGAGAAGACGGAAACGCAAAAGGAGAACTGGGTGGAGTCATCCCAGATAAGGACTTTATGGGAGACGCTGAAACACAATGCGAGTTTGCTTTACAAGAAGGGAAGTTTGACGCCGAATGATTTACAAGCGATACAGTCTTTTGTGATAGTGTCTTTAGTAGGAGGAATCTTTGTTCCGCCGAGAAGAGCAAAGGACTTGGTGGATTGGAAGATTCGAAACATAGACAGGAGCAAGGACAATTATTTAGAGAAGTCGTCTATTCATTACAATTCATACAAGACAGCGAAGACCTATGGAGAGCAAGTGATTCCCATTCCCCCAGCGTTGAAAACAATCTTGACAAAGTGGATGAAGGTGAACCCGACAGATTGGTTGTTGTTCGATACAAATCAAAACAAACTGACATCCGTCAAATTGAATCAGAGATTGAATAAGATATTCGAAGGCAAAATATCGGTGAACCAAATGAGGCACACCTACCTCACAGACAAGTATGCCGAGACTGCGAAGGTTCAACAAGAGATGGAAAAGGACTTTGAGGAGATGGGTTCTAGCAAGGCGCAGGAGAAGGTATACATAAAGACGGATGGGTAGTGGGTTTTCGGTAAATGGGATTGGAGAAATAAATCAATTATTAATGGAGAAATTAATAATTGGTGGGTTTAACCGAAAATTAAGGCTTAACTTTTGATTTAAAGTCGAAAAATATAGTTTAAAATTAATTAAAAATTTTTAATTTAGGTCATTCTATGGATTTAAAAGAGATTTTTTAAGATTAATCTTAATTTCCAGATTATTTATACAATACTTACGCAATTATTAATGTTTTCCTTAATAATTGGTTAAACCTCTATTCCCCAACTACCACATAGTCAATAGTTGACTCCCAATCGTCAAACACCGTCAGCAGTTGGTCTCGTCCTCCAATTCTAAATGTCAATCCATTCAGCCTGACAGTCTCTCTCGCGAACCACATATTGGTATTAAGAAACGCAGTCTTGTGAAGGTCTCCTCCAATAGTAAGGCGAACCAATTCTGTAGTGGCACTTGGGTTCTTATTCATATATTCAATCACACTTGAGTAGGCGTCTGTGTAAAAAGAAGTGTCCCCATTTGGAACAAGATTAACCTTAAACACATAGGCTTCAGTATTTCCGTCTGCCAGTCTATAACAATCCCCATAAATGGAAGAGATATATTCGCGAAGAACTCTAATCAGTATGGCCTCCGTCTCATATGGTCTGTGGGTTCTTGACATAGTCGTCAGCACTCCAGAAATAGTAGCGGGCATAAATGGTTGGTCTCTCATTTTATTAATATAACGCTTAATCTTTATATTAATTCTCCCTATAGCCTATCCCGAAACTCCTCAGGCTCCGCAAAATACTCCAAAGGTCTCAACTCTCCTCCAATTTTGAATTTCAAATCCACAAAACCCAAATAGTGCTCTATGGATTTCCTCGTGCTGTTGGTATGGGCTTGTCTGTAAATATCCGTGTGCTTACAGGTGCGAACAAATTGAACTGTTGTATAGTCTTGGTCTTCATACTCCATAGCGTCCGTTTGGCTCTCTACATAAATCACCAACAAAGGCTGGTCTTCGTAGGACACTTTATACACATATCTTATGGAACACGCTGGAGGAGTATCTGGATAAGACACTTCCCACCGATACACTCTACTCACATAGTCTTCAAAGCAGTCTATCAACTCTTCTTCCGTCTCAAACTCTCGTTCGCCATTTGAAACCGACTTTACGAAATCGTCATAATACAAAGGGGCTTCTCTCATTTCTCTTTCTTGAGATTAAAATACTTAAATC